ATATAATAATTAATTTAATATTCTTTTTTAATTCCTCCTGCTGTTGAATATGTTTTAATAATATTCTCTGGGTCTTTCTCAAAATGTTTTTTCACAACATCCACATTTTTTAAATCGTCATCTGAAAAACCTACCTTAGGGACAAAATAATTGTTTATTTTATTTTTAAAGAAAGCTTTCTTTTGTATGTGTTGAGACATAGCCTTAACATAATTAACAAATTCTTTTAAAGCTTTAATTTTACCTTCTTCAGGATTTGTTGCAGAACCTTCACCATAACTTACAGGGTAAAAACGACATAAATCTAAATATTCTCGAATCATTTCTCTTTTAGATGTATTATCTTCATCAGCTAAATCTCTATATTTTTCTAAATTTCTAACTAATTCATTTGAGTCAATTCCATTAAGGTTAGATATTATATAATTATAACAAGCCTCTTTTAATACTGATGGTGTATGCCCTCTTGCGGTCACAATTGAAAATATTGAACCATTGTTAATTGCCTCAACAAAATCAGACCAAGCCGGCCCCGGCTTTGCGGTCATAGAATCAACAATAAATTGTTTATCACCTTTAACCCCAAAATATCTGAAAGGGTCTTCTGCAAATCCTACGATAGTATGTCCATCAAATTCAAAAGGTTCCTTACCAATTTCTTCCCTATAAGTTGCAAAATCTTCAGTAGACATTCCTACTTCATCACCATCCTCATCTTTTAACATTATTTTTGTTGGCATTGAAACAATATTATCATCCCAATCAAAAGCGTAATACTTTTCATCCGGAGCACCAAACTCATCAATACCCTCTACAATTTTATTTTTTAACATAATTTTAAATTAAGGCTTAATTATGACCCACTATTACAATGGGTCATAATTTTTTTTATTATATATTTTCGAAAGAAGCTCCTGTTGGAGTGATATAGAACGTAATGTCTATAAATTCTAACGATTTGGTTGGTTTGATATAAATCTTACCTGTCATTTGATTTCTGTCTAAATCAGCTGCGTCAGACGAAACTGTTACACGGAAGTCATATAAACCTCTATCTCTTCTAATCGCGTCTAAGATAGGGTTAACCGCGTTTAAGAAGTCTTGTCTTACTTTTTGGTCGTTTTGTTCAAACAGTAATCTTACAGATACCGCAGAAATTAATTTACGAGCTTGAAGTAATAATCTTCTAACATTAATTCTATCAAGTGCTGATTGTGCAATTTGTAAAGTTTTGTTACCCCAAATTACTGTTCCAACATCAGAGAAAGTTGCAATTGGATTAATACGTCCTTGGTAAAGAACATCTCTATCTTCTTGAGTAAGTTTCTTTCTCGCTTTGATAGCATTTACAATACCTCTTGTGTAACCTGCCGCAGCGAACCAAGGGAACGCAATGTTATCAGTTAACGCTAAGTTTTTAACAACTTCACCTGTTGGTGGTAAGTAGATTTGTGTGTTATTTACACTATCTCTAACCAAAATCCAAGGATAATAAGTTGCCGTGTAGTTAGAGTCTATGTTAACTAAACTATCAACAGCTTCTTGAGGATAAATTAAATCAGTTGGATTAGTTGTTGAAGGTACGAACATCTGATAATCAGGTGTTGTACAAATGTATAACGAATCCGCTCTGTTGTATTCAATCATTTCAATTGCACTACCAACTAAGTCACCGTGATTAACAGCATCAATACCCGGTGTTACAAATAAATTAATATTTACCGCCTCAGGGTTTGAGAATGTTTGTTGACCTAATAAGTAAGCGTAGTAATCAGAATTTGCCCAATCTTCTGTGTTATGTCCAACAGTAATTTGTTTAAACGCTCCCCAACCTGTTGCAGATGGATATCTGAAACTAGGACAAGAACCTTTTTGGAATTGAGATTGACCTATTCTGAAATTATCAGTGTTAGTTCTTGACTCTCTATAGATATCCCAACCATCAAAACCTCCTTGTACTAATAATGAGAATTTACGTGCGTAAATGTAGTAATACGGGTTAGATGTATTATCAGGGTCTGTAACAAAAGGTGCTGAACCAACAAAGAATTCAGGTTTACCTGTTCCCGGATAAACTATTGAAGATGCGTTAATATCCATATGGAAACCTCTTGTTTGAACGTTCCAATCTGCATAATCACCTTCAACACATAAATCTAAAGGACGTTGTTTACCTTTATAACCGAAGAAATCAACATCGTAACCTGCTCCATATCCTGTAGAAATACCTAAATAAGTTCTACGAACATTATCACCAGGACTTGATAGTGTTACATTAGCACCTGATGTATTACCAAATGGTGCGTCAAATATAACTTCACCTGGGTAATCATATTTAGTTTTATAAATAGGGAATGGTGATTGTGATGAACCATATTGTCTAAATTTAAAACCTTGGAAACCACAAGGAAGAGCATCGATAGGTGCATCTTCATTCATTTCCACCATAATATATTTAGAGTTTAAGGTATATTCACCACCAATAGTTCCAATTTTTTGACCAATAAATGAATTACTACCCGGATTCATAGAACAATTTGTGAATTTTTCTAAAACCACCGGATTAGCGTCATTATCAAAAAAATCTCTAACTAAAACATCAAATGTTTGATTAGTGAATGACATATTAACTAAAGATATTTTAACTTCAGTATTTGCAGAGTCACCATCAGATATTGTTGTAAATCTAAATAAGTTATAAACTTTACTACCTCTTAATTCAGATACTACCCAAGGAGAAACAGGTGTTTGATATTTTTCTAAATAAAACGCTATTGTTGAAAAATCATCATCTTTAGCTCTTGGTAAAGCAGTTAAATCACAACTTAAACCTTTAATATATCCTTTATTATATGAATAATTTAATAATGTTTGAAAGTGCTCTTCAACAAATAATGGAACCGTTGTTCTTGGTTTACCAAAATTAGATGTTCCAAATACTTTACTAACATTTTTAGAATCTGATTCACTAAGAGAAGTTTCAAAGAAGAAAGTATTACCATCTTTATCTGTTATGTTAATACCAAATTCTGAATATGGGTTAGTTTTAACTGTTGAATAGTTACCTGTGCAATCCAATGTTACATTTGCAACATCATTTACTTGGTAAGTTGGTCCATCAGCTGATGTACTATAAGTTGATATACCTCTTGAACGTAATGTTGTAATAACTACATCGTCAAAATCAGAGTATGATGTCCCTGTGTAAACATAAATTGTCCCACCTACTGTACCTGAATAACAAGTTTTAATATTACCAACCGTTTGAGAACCTGTGTGACCTGTTGTTGCAGGATTACAAAGGTCTATTTCAATCATACATACATTCCACAAAGTAGAAACTGTTAAATCTTCCGAAACTAATTGATATTGTAGACAACCTGTTGCTGAAAAATCAACAGCATCACCACTTGTTTGGTCAACACAATCAATAACAACACTATTAGTGCAAGCACTAAAATCACAAATAACATTTGATAAATCAGTTCCTTGTGGTAAATAAACATTAATTGTTTGTGTATTGTAATTAATACTTGCTCCGTATCCACTAACACTAAAACTATTAAAGCTAGCACAATTTGATGACGTACTTGTTTGTACTAAAGTATCAATAGCGGTAAAGAATGAACTACCACTATAATTAAAATCACCATTATTATCAAACATTGCGTAATACCAAACATCTGTATCTGGTGATGTGTAATCACACATACTAGCATCAACATCATTAATATCAAATACATTTGTAACACCGGTGAATCCTGATGTTTGTAATGCGTTATAATCAGAAGAAGGTATTGCACCATAAATGTTAACTGACGTTGCTGATGTTGATAAAGTTGTTGACGATAAAATTACATTATAAATCTGTTGTTTAACATCAGTACTAAGTGTTGATGTTGTTCCGTCAAAATTTTCATATGATAATAAAAATTTATCAGATATTATTGATTCGTCTCCGGTTATACTACCAAAAACAATTGAATCAATGCTATTATCACATCCTGAAAACGGGATGCTAAATGATACTTCTTTAAATGCGTCACATTCTGCAACACAATCAACAACTGTTGAACTTATACAGAAGAAATCTACTGTTGTTTTATCAACGTTTGCCACCGTTTTTATAGACCAAGACGGCCCTGCGTCATATCCTGACAATCCCAAAACTCTACTTACGAACAATTGATTAGATTGTTGCAAATACGCTTTTGCGATATACGAAGCTTCATACTTCGGTATTTGTGTATTTATAAACTTTTCAGGAGAAGTTCCTCCGAAATAAGTTGAGAATTCATCAAAGTTACGTATAAAGATAGGTTCAAATGCCGGCCCTTTTAGGGTCTCACCAACGATACCTAATGTGGTAACACCCACACTTTGTGCTACGAAACTCAAATCAACTTCGGATGTATATACCCCAGGAGATACGAATACTTTACTGTTTGTTGCCATTAGTTTGTTTGTTTATTAATTTATTTTATATATAAATATTAAAAAAAAATCAAAATACTTTACTTCGTAGCAACTATTTATATTTTAGGTAGATTATTTTCTGCCTTTTTTCTACTTATGGATAAAGACATCAAAAAGATTAAAAATTTAAAGATATCGGTGGAGACACACGAGATTCTTAAAACCTACTGTGAAAAGAGAGGAATTAAAATGTATCGGTTTTTAGAAAGGTTAATTATTGAAAAGTGTAAACCTAAGAAAGATATATATGGGGAGGATTAAAGTAACAAATCTAATAAC